TAATTAAAATCAAACGAAAATGACACTACAAGAAGCAGTAACAATACTTGAGAATCACAACAAGTGGCGCAGAGGTGATGATACTTTAGAGATGGCAGAGCCTAAAGATTTAGGAATGGCGATTGAGTTGATTGTAGAACATTTTAACACCAAAGAGAGATGAAAACAAAAGCGCAACAACTTAACATCAAAGAGTTTCCATTTGAAATTAAGAATGATAACGGGGAAGTGATTTACTATGAAAACGAAAACGGCTTTTGGTGGAGCATTGAATATGATTCACACGGCAATAAAATCTACTCTGAAAACTTCCCAGATTATTCAAGGAAATGGAAACACGATTCTGATGGAAATGAAATTTACTATGAATTCAAAAGATGGAATGTAACATATTACCTAAACACCAAAGAGAGATGAGTCGCAAGGCTCCTCACCGCAAATAAATTTGCTTATGAAAGAAGGAACATTAGTATGGATTGTAGCATCAGTGGAAAATGATGCCTTCCAAGCAAACTGCGACAATGATGAGATTGTAGTAGAGCCACACGGATATAAAGCAATGCCTTTGTATGCGGATAAAGATTGGGTAAGACCATTAACTGAAGATGAGGTAAAAACCTACAACAACAACCTTTAACACCAAAGAGAGATGATAGTAATACTATTAGTATTGATTATATCAGGGTACATATTAAGGAGGGAATACATTTCTTCTAAAGAACTTAAAAAGAAACTAGACAGATATGAGTGAGGATAAAGGACAGATGATTTACCATTACAAAGCTCGTATCGGGTGGCGTAAGAATAGGGGCAATAGCTATACGAATCAATACAAAGATGTAGATTTCTTATCTCGTGCCGCAACGCTAGAGATGATGAACAATGACCCACAGTTTATCATAGAAATTATGGCTAGGAATGGACTAACAGGTGCTAAGATAAGTAACTTTGGTGTCGTTAAAATATATGAGATAAAAGAACTAGGAAGATCGTTTCACTATAAAGAAGAATAACAATGAGTATAAGCAAGTTTGTATACACAGCAGATGAGGTTAAGGGCAATTTGACCTCGCTGAGAAAAGATGGGGTAAAGAAAGGACAATGGACAGGGTTTGATTCCTTGTTTGATAAATATTCTATGAAGAAAGGTAGCACCACATATATCTATGCGGGAGCACACCAAGGTAAGTCGCAGTTTGGATTTGAACTGATGATGAACCTATCAGAATATAGTGGTTGGAAATGGGCAGTGTACTCGCCAGAGACAGGCTCACCAACGGAGGTCTTCGCTGAACTATTATGGGTATATCTAAGGAAGCCATTCCTAGTTAATGATAAAATGACAGCAACAGATGAAGAGACAGAGAAAGCATTTGAATTTATAAACTCACACTTCTATATCGTGGACAGTGGTCTTCAGGATTTATCCATAGAAGGTTTCTACACAGCTGTAGAAGAGATAGAAAATGAATACTTCACAGAGATTGATGGGTGCTTCATCGATCCATTTACAGAGATTAGAACTGATGTGAGTCAAGGTGTTAGAGATGACATTGCCATTGGTCAAGTCCTCACTAAGGTGCGTAAGCATTCTAGTGATAAGAACTACCATACCATTGTTACCGTACACACAAAGCACCAACAAGCCAAGTACAAGAATGGCGTAGCCTATGTAGACAAACCTACTATGAATGACATAGCCGGGGGAATGCAGTGGTCCAGAAAGGGTATGATGATAATCAATGTATGGCGATGCCCCTTCGGTTTAGAGGACGGCAATGGCGTACCCTATGAACCTAATCAAGTGGAGATCACAGTGGTGAAAGCCAAGCCAAAGATTGTAGGTAAGCTGGGTAAGGTTACTATGTATTTCGATAAACTAACAAACAGATACTATGAGTACGACAAAAAAGGTAAAAAGCAATTTGCCTATCCACAGCCTAATTCGTGATAGAAGAAAGGCTTTTGCTGAACTAATACGAGCATATTTAAAGTTCAATGTTCCTTCTGCTAAGAAGATAGAGGTTCACGAAAACGGAAGTATCTCAATAAACAACCATATGTACAAGGTCGATATATCTGATTATACAGGCGTTGACCAGGGCTTTGGATATATATTCTTTAATCCATCTAACGGTAGATTATACATCCAAAAGGACAATGTTAATAAGATTTATAAAATAGATGTTGATTTACTAGATCATAATGACTAACTTTGTAATATGAAAACAAGAGATTTAATAATCGAAGTTTCTCAAGAAGTTACAAACTTGCTCCTAGAGAAGAATGCAGCCTACGGGGACTCAGCCCTTAACCCCGTAGGTATCTTCTCGAAGGGAGATGCCGTAACAAGCCTATGTGCTAGAATTGACGATAAGCTTATGCGTATCAAGAGCAAAGGGATTACGGATGCTACAGAAGATACTGTACAAGATTTGATAGGATATCTGATCCTACTGAAGATTGCTCTAAGAGAAGAGTAATGGGCTGGAAAAAGAATGAAGATAAGCTTTTTCAACATCTAAAGGATAACTACATCCAAGACCTAGACTGGTCCGAAGGTCAATACAATCACTACGATTGTTTCTCTTTAAAGTACGAATGCGATATAGAACTCAAGTGTAGAAACAAACACTACGATGAACTTCTAATAGAGAAAGCAAAGTACGATAAGCTACTGCAAAGGGCACAGAAATTTCTTACTGTACCTGTCTACATTTCACAAACACCACAAGGCATCTATGCCTTTAACCTTGCTAATCTACCAGAACCTATTTGGGAGACTAGAGGTATGCCTAAAACCTCACACTTTAATCAGCGACAATTTGTAGATAAAGTGGTGGGATATTTGCATATAAAAGATGCTAAATTCTACGAGTAATGGAAGACTTTACCAAGATAGAATTAAACCTACCCAAGCCACCAAGCCTCAATAAAATATATGCGGGTGGTCACTGGGCTAAGAGAAAAAAGTTTAAAGATGACTATAAAAAGCACTGCCTTAAAGCTTTGGAAGAGTACGATCGCTTTACTTGCGAAGGGATTGAATTTCATATATCGTATAATTCCCGCCTTGATATTGACAATGGTATTCTTGTTTCAAAGTTCCTTGCGGATACACTTGTTTCTGAGGGTATTATACCGGATGATAACCCAAAGTATTACAAAAAGGTTACGTTAACCTTTGATGAGAATCTTGACAAGAACCAATATATATGTAAAATATATTGTAAAAACTTAAGATATGATGAACCAGAAAAACTATAGAACTTGTAAGTTAATTAAGATACAGGTTGATGAACTGCTTCACGAGATGGCTGTATTATTTACAAACCTAGGATTAGAGTCTACACCAGAGGAAGTTGCTAGAGCATACAAAACTGAGAACGAACTCATAGATAAGATAGCTGAGATTGATCCTAATAAAGCAATGTCTATTAGGCCTTATGAAAATTGATGAACCGTACAATGAGATAACAGACTCTGAAGCTGACTTTATAATAAGTTTATATGAGACCATTAGAAGATTGGTACTTGACGAGAACAAAATCACTTTGGTACGCCTGGGTTATGAACTCAACATCAAGCCCTCAGAGCTTTCAGATTACCTATTTGACATTGTCAGAATAGTAGACAGAATTGAAGAAGAGGTACGATAAAGAAAAAATTGAGCTAGAGGCCAAGAAATCTGTAGAACAAGGAGCAATAACTAATGCCCTTGGAAAGTTTATACTCCGTAGAGCAGAGGAGATTGTAAGCTACTCATTTATTACACACGGGAACAAGGAATTGCGTCAAGGTCTTGTTGATGATGCTGTTATGCGTGTATGTGAAAAGTTCTTAGTCTACTACGAAGAGGATCGTAGTGCTGCTAATCTAATCATTACGATGATTTATTCCACAATGTACAATAAGATCACTGGATTAAAGTGGAAGGATGTCTATGGACAAAAAAATAAGGGATACATTTACATTGTAGAAGACGGAAACAAAGTAAAGAAATTA